CTATTGTAGCAGTTTGTATTCTGTAAACGTGATCACTTCTTCCCCTACCCAACTGTTAATCTCTTTCAAGCGTTCTTGCAATGGGATGATCTCATTAATAAAAAATACTCGCGTTGCTTTTTCTACATCACCAAAACCACCTGTGTTATTAGGCACAATTCCCATTAATTGCGGTGGTACACGGTGGGCCGCTAATACATCATCACGACTTGCATTTTTAATATTTAAAAAATCATCTTTGGCCACTGCATCAGACAATGGTATAACTTGCATCCCGTCTTTCTTCCCGTTTGGGATGTAAACAAACAAATTCTTAAAGTTTCCTGTGCCTTTTGTTTGTCGGATTTGTGTTTTGATTGCTTCAATGTCGTCTTTGTTTTGTGTCGGGTCGGTCATGTAAATAATCGATCCAGCATGCGCACCGTTCAAATAATATTTGCGGCGGAACAATGTCGCACTTTCATTTAAGAAAGCCGATTGTAAAGCGGCTAAATATTCCGGCACACCGTAAATCTCTTGGTTCACATCAGGGTTGATCAGATTAAATACTGCATCTTTCGGGAACTCATATTCATCAAAGCCATTCACAATCTGATAAAAAATACCTTTCTTCACGCCAACGCGCATATATTTTGCAAGGGGTGATTTCAACGCAATCACTTTTCCGAATGTGTTTTCAACCTTTTCAAGGTAAGCATTACCAAAAACTAAATAATCTTGCACCAGTTTTTCTAACTGTGTACGTGGTAAAAGTGCGGTCGTTTTACAAGTCGAAAGTAAAATGTTTTTCTTCACCGTGATCGCACTGTTATGATGAGCCGATGCATTTAAGGCTTTGGCAAGATAACTTAAATTAATCGGCGGGTTGTAATATTTCTCATACATCAACACGCTTTCGAAATAATTCAAGACTTCTGCACGGTCAAGCACAGGAATAGGTTCACCAAAGCTGAACGCCTGTGCTTGATTCCCCGTAGAAAGTGCGGTTGATTTTTTTGATTTTTTACTCATTTGGTAATCCTATTCAAAAGTGAAAATAGTTGATTGGTTACTTGACACATCGCCATTTAAACCATAAGGCACATTTAAAATGCAGTTCATAATTGCCCATGATAAGTCGCCGTGGCTTGCATCTTCTGAACGGTCAGACACATAAGTAATCTTCCCTGTTCCGGTAATACGTTTTTTGACTGTCATGAAACTGGTGATAATTTCGTTACCATCAAATTTAAGGCGGCGTTTCTGAATTAAATTTTGCGTTTTTAATACCATCTCATTTTTTAAATCGGCGTTGTAATCAAGACCGATTGCCATTGGATAGAATTTTTTCACTTCTTGGAATACGCCCGACCCCATTCCCGTTTTATCAATCACAATGCGGGTGACATTGTAATCATCGCAGAAACTTTTAATTCTGCTCGCTTGCGCTTCATAATCCATGCCGTGAAATGTTTGCCAATGCAAAACACGATAATCACCGCCTTCCACTTTAGGCGGGGCAATAATCGCCAACGCTGCACGGTCGCCAGTAAAGGCGGGGTCATAACCTAACCACACTTCACGATTACCAAATGGGCGTTGATAGAATGGCTTGTAATCGTGCCATTCTTCTAAGCTGTCAACTTGGCAAAGTTGCAAGTCGGCAAATTTAAACGCCGACGTGTTATCATCCGCAAACTGGCACAAAAACAACTGTTCAAATTCTTCTTTGCTGTTTTCGGCCAATAAATCTTCAAGGCTAAACCGGTTACAACCGCCTTCCAACGCATCATGAATTGTCACAATCTGTTTCCACTGACGGTCGGCACAGAGTTTGCCCGTTCTCAGGTTTTCGTGTGAAATATCAATTTCCACTTTGTCCGCTTTTGCTCGCCCACGATTGAACGCTTTTCCGGAAAAGAACGCATAGGCAGGGTGAGCAATTGTAGTCGGCGTAGAAAAATAGGTTTGACGATACATCTTTTGCGCCGCCATGCCACTGGCGACTTTCCGCATCACATCGAATTTTGGCACCCAAAAGATTTCGTCGAAGTAAAGATTTCCATGGTAACTTTGAGCCGTGGCGGAGTTCGTGCCAAGAAAAATCAATTCCGCACCATTCGGCAATTTTATGGTTTCGCCTTTTAAATCCACATCCGCGGTTTGCTTGGCATAGTTCACAATGTAAGAGCGGAATTGTAACGCCTGTTTTTTACTGGCAGACAAAAAGATTTGATTGTGTCCAGTTGTCAATGCGTCAATAAAGGCTTCATGGGCGAAATAGTAAGTCGCCCCGATTTGTCGGCTTTTTAAAATATTTCTGATGCGGTTTTCTTTCGCTTTATGCCAAACGCGTTGATAATTAAACATCCCATCAAGAAAGCCATTGATCAACAATTCTTCTTGTTCCTGATCAATGGCATTTTGTTCTGCTTTCTTCCGTTCACCTTTGTTTCGATTGGCAAGTTTCGGATTTAAATCCACTTCATTGCCATCACCAAAAGAATATTTTTTCACTCTCGCCATGCGTTCCATTTGGCGACCAAGCAAATCAATTTCTTTATAATCCGCTCCGCTTTTTTCTTCTTTGGCAATCAGCAAATTCAATCTTGTTTCAAGGGCTAATTCAACACGCCCAACAGGGGCGACATCATCCCATTTTTCGCGATCTTTCCAACTGGATATCGTGGACGCGGCAATATCAAGCTGACGAGCAATTTCAGCGATTTTATAACCGCTAAAATACATCTGTTGTGCTTTTCGTTTTATTTCCGCCGTCACATCGGGCGAAGCTTGATTGATAACTTGTTCGTCCATTCATAATCCTTTCAATTTACAACCGCATAATAGAAAGGGGGCTGGCGTTAGTCTTTACAGCGCACCTGTGAACAGAAAAGCAACAAAAACAACCAATAGACCGCAAAAATTAAACCTTTCAGAATAATGGCAATCTTTGAGCCAAACCAACCACAGAAAGGACAACCAATGGCAAAAAAATCTAAATGGGTAGTTGTCGCAACAGAAGGGGCAACAACTGACGGCCGCACAATTCAGCGCAACTGGATTGAAGAAATGGCCGAAAGTTACGATCCAAAAAACATCTACGGCGCACGCATCAATCTTGACCACATCAAATTCTCTGTCTATCTCCCTGAACTTGCCAATGCTCATTGCTTTGGTGACGTCTTGGCCGTGAAAGCAGAAGAACGTGAAGATGGCAAGTTACAGCTTTTAGCCGAACTTCAACCAACTGATGCACTCATTGCCTTAAATAAAGAAGGGCAAAAAGTTTACACATCAGTTGAAATTGACACCAATTTTGCAGACACAGGCAAGGCATACTTAGTCGGTTTAGCCGTGACGGATAATCCGGCAAGCTTAGGCACAGAGATGTTAAGTTTCTCGCACAATGGCTTAAATGCTCGCAAATTAAAAGCGGAAAACATTTTCACCGCCGCCGTTGAAACGGAATTGGAATTTGTTGAAGAAGCAGAAAAAAGCCCATCTGTGTTGGAAAAAATCAAAGCGTTATTTGCGAAAAAAGAAAAATCGGATGATGAACGCTTTGCAGACCAATCCAGTGCCATTGAGCTTTTAGCCGAGCAACAAAAAGACATCTTGGAAAAATTGACCGCACTTCAAGGCGATTTTGCAAATCAACAAACAGCCATTGAAGAAATGAAAGCGGGCAATGAAGAAATTCATGCAACGTTTGAAGAACTCAAACAAAAGCCGGCACAAGCCGAAAATTCCCGCCCATTAGTTTATGGTGAAGAACCTGAAACTGACGGCCGCTTCTTTTAATTTATCTTAGGAAAAAACCAAATGAATAAATTTACTCAACAAAAATTCCAAGCTTACATTGCCGGTGTTGCACAAGATAACGGCGAAGATGTGGCATTTGTTGCAAATGGCGGGCAATTCACCGTCACACCAACAATGCAGCAAAAATTAGAAAACGCGGTGCTTGAAAGTTCCGATTTCTTAAAACGCATCAATGTTGTGCCTGTTACTGAAATGAAAGGTGCCGCATTGCGTTTAGGCGTGCTTTCACCTGTTGCAAGCCGTACCGATACCAACACAAAAGCACGTGAAACTACGGACATCCACAATTTGCAAGAAAACTTATATTCTTGCGAACAAACCAACTTTGACACGCATTTAAACTATGCAACGTTAGACAGTTGGGCGAAATTCCCTGACTTTGCGTCGCGAATCGGTAACTTAAAAGCACAGCGAATTGCATTAGACCGTATCATGATCGGTTGGAACGGTACAAGCGTGGCGGCAACAACCGACCGCACATCAAATCCATTATTGCAAGACGTGAACAAAGGTTGGTTAGTTCAAATCGAAGAAAAAGCCACTGCACGTGTGATGAAAGAAGCGAAAAGCGGCACAGGCAAAATCGAAATCGGTGAAGGTAAAGAATATAAAAATCTTGATGCATTAGTCTTTGCATTAAAAGAAGATTTCATCCCAGACCAATACCGAGACGACACAAAACTTGTGGCGATTATGGGTAGCGACTTATTAGCGGACAAATACTTCCCGCTTATCAACCAATCAAAACCAAGCGAACAAGCGGCAGGCGATGCTGTAATCAGCCAAAAACGTATTGGCGGTTTACAAGCCGTAACCGTTCCATACTTCCCGAAAGGCACTGTATTGGTGACATCACTCGACAACTTGTCAATCTATGTGCAAGAAGAGCGCATGCGTCGTCACTTAAAAGACGTGCCGGAACGCAACCGTGTGGAAGATTACTTGTCATCCAATGAAGCTTATGTAATTGAAAACTACGAAGCCGTGGCGATGGCGAAGAATATCACCGTTCTTGATGCACCAACTCACGCGTAATCATAATGCGACCAACTAAACGTCACTTTCTTGAAGTTTCTGCCGCTATTGCTAATGCGGCAGAAACCGAAGATCTAAGCGACTTTACGGAATATGAAAAAATGTGCCGTATTCTTGCTCGCCATCGAAAGGATTTAAAAAACATCCAATCGACGGAACGCAAAGGCGCATTTAAAAAGCAAATTTTGCCTGACTATCTACCATGGATTGAAGGGGCGTTATCGGTCGGAAGTGGTAAACAAGATAATGTTTTGATGACATGGTGCGTGTGGGCGATTGACTGTGGCGAATATCATCTTGCCTTACAGATTGCCGATTATGCCGTATTTCATGATTTACGCTTGCCCGAGCCATTCACCCGAACACTTGGCACCTTGTTGGCAGAAGAATTTGCCGACCAAGCCAAAGCCGCACAAGCCGCCAATAAAACGTTCGAAGTGGCTTACTTAGAGCAAGTCCAACGCATCACCGCTGATTGCGATATGCCCGATGAAAGCCGTGCGCGATTATTGCGTGAATTGGGTTTGTTATTGGTTGATAAGAACCCTGAGCAAGCACTGGCATATTTAGAACGAGCTTTGGGTTTAGATCAGAAAATTGGCGTGAAAGGCGATATTAAAAAATTACGTAAGCAATTAAACAAAGCCGATGAATAATCGGTTTTGGTAAAGAGCAAACCACGCACCCGTCGGGCGGATTAAAAGTGCGGTCAAATTCTGACGGATTTTTGGCCGTGCTTGATTTAATCCCCACCCGACTTTTTTTATAAGGGAAAACATGAGCGACGGATCTCTATCAGTAAAACTTGCACCTGACTATGAGATGGATGCAGTGCAAAAACAACTGGAAGATTACGGAACAGGCGAAGATATTATTCGAAATGATGATTTTTTCCCTGATATTTCTCTTTCCGCTTTTCGCAATCAATATCGTGCAGACGGCACAGTCACCGAACAACGCTTGCAAGATGCATTGATTGAAGCCATCGCCAGTGTAAATGATGAATTATCTACATTCAAAGCACAAAGCGAACATCACTTCCTTGAACAAATCCCCGCACCATCAGTCAACGGCGAAAGCGTGTTGATTTATCGCTATAAACGCGCGGTGAACTGTTTGGCACTGGCTAACCTTTACGAGCGTTATGCAAGCTATGACAGCACCAATGATGGCGAAAAGAAAATGGATTTACTCAAAGACAGCATCAACGAATTAAGACGAGATGCACGCTTTGCCATTAGCGACATTATCGGCAAAAGACGGGTCGATGCGGAGTTAATTTAATGGAAGTTTACGCACAACAAAATGACAACTTGGACGCCATTCTTTATCGCTATTTTGGCCGCAGTGAAGGGCTTTTAGAAATTGCGTGCGAATTAAATCCGCACTTAATGGATAAGCCAGTCATTCCCATCGGAACACCAGTAATATTGCCAGAAACTGACACGGGAAAGATCAGCGTGGCAAGTGACACTATACAACTTTGGAGCTGATATGCACGACACACCATCAAGAGCATCTTACATATCAGGATTATTTGCCTTCTTCATCGGACGCATTGCGGATATGTTTTCAAATGTAAATTGGGCTGACGTCGCATCAGCAACAGGTATTGTGATCGGCGTCGCAACATTCCTTGTAAATTGGTATTACAAGAAAAAAGATTTTGAATTAAAAGAAAAAGAATTAAACCAACGGAGCCATCACCATGATTAAACGAACAGCAAAATATGCATGCAGTGTAGTGGCGATTGTAGGGTTAGCACTCTCTTTACACGGGCATGAAATTAGAACATCAGAAAAAGGCTTGCTATTGACTGGCAATGCAGAAGGCTGTCAAAGAGTGCCATATAACTGCCCTGCCGATGTATTAACATTCGGGTTAGGAACCACTGATGCAGTCGAAAAAGTCATTCCACATAAAGTCTATACAGATGAAGAAATTGCAAATGCCTTTACAAAGGGAATTAAACAAGCTGAAAAATGTGTGAATACGTATGCAAACGGTCAAGCCATGCCGCAAGGTGCATTTGATGCCTTAGTGTCAATTACCTTTAATGCAGGGTGCGGGAACTTAAAAAACAGCACGCTTTTTAAAATGGCACGGAAAGGATATAGCAAAGCCATGTGCGATCAATTTGAACGATGGATTTATGCAAACGGCGTTCCACTGAAAGGCTTAATTGAAAGACGACAAAAGGAGAAAGCATTATGTTTGGGTTCTTAACGAAAAAAGAAAAATACATTTTATTGGTTGGCCCGCTCATGCTTGTGGCAATTATCCTGTTTCAAGGGTGGCAAGCCAACCACTGGCGAGCCGAAGCGGCAAAAGAAGAACAATTAAAACAACAATGGGAAGCGTCTTACGTTGCCTTAAATGAAAGCGTGGATAAATTCAACGAGCAACAAAAAGCACTCACGGAAGCCGTCAATCAATTAAAAATCTCTCAAACCAAGCAAACACAGGATTTAAAAAATGCACTTAAAAAACACCAAGATTGGGCTGACACTTTTATCCCTGATGATGTTAGCGGCGTGTTCAACCACACCGAAAATCATTAAACAGCCAATACTATGTCCGCAAGTCGCTGAATGTACGCCATTTGGCACCACAATTAAAACAAACGGCGATTTGGCTAATGCCTATCTACAAAGCCAACAAAAGCTAAGTGTATGCATTGTTGAAAATCAAGCATTAAAGAAATGCATTGATGAATTTAATAAGCAGGAAAAACAATGACCGATCAATTTGACCGTGCGCAAGAACTCGAACAAATGACACGTGATATTGCGTTACAAAAACACCGCACTTTTAAAGCAATCAGTGCGTTTTATTGTGAAGATTGCGACATCCCCATTCCTGAAAAACGCCGCCAATTAATTCAAGGCGTAACCCGTTGCGTGGATTGTCAGCAAAAATATGAAATGCAACAGCGGAATTTCAGAAAATGAGAAAAACCACTCTTTATCTCGCCATTGCCGCTTCATTGCCGTGTTTAGCAAACACGTACACTGTACCATTTAGAGATGGTCCATTTGGTAAATATTCAAATTACCCTGACGGAAGGATAACAGAAGTATGCATTCATCAAGTAGGATATTTGATGACGGACACTGGACATTTGATTGTTGCCGTAGATAAAGACAACCGACCACTAATTTGCGAGCAGAAAAATGAAAAAACCCAACCAACTGCGCAAAATCCTTGAACAAAGCCATCCCGATTTTGTAAAAAATCCCGACCATCTACAACTTTATGTGGACGGTGGACAAATCGTCTCAACGGGTGCCGCATCATTTAGTTTTGAATATCGTTACACACTCAATGTCGTGGTGACGGATTATGCAGGCGATATTGCCACCTTGATTGTGCCAATGATGGCTTATCTCCGCACAAATCAACCTGAAATATTAGAAAATCCACAAATTCGAGAGAATGCATTTAAATTCCAGGTGGATTACAACAATAACAACACCGCAGATATTAGTTTCGAAATCCAACTCACTGAACGTGTCGTGTCGAAAAAAGACGGGAATAACGTGCAGATCCATTATGCAAAAGAACCCGTATGGGATGAACCAAACCGAGTAAAAGTCTATTTGGAAAACTGGGATTCATTAATTTTTGAGGGTGATATCGTCTAATGGCTACAGTAGAAGAAGTTCAGGCAAAATTGACCGCACTTATTGCCAATCTTTCTCCACAGGCGCGCAGACAGCTTGGGCGAAAAATCGGGCAAGCCTTACGAAAAAGCCAATCGAACCGAATTGCACGCCAACAAAATCCCGATGGTTCAGCCTTTGAACCGAGAAAACCACGTAAAGAATTTGGAAAAAAGAAAGGACGAATCAAACGCAAAGCTATGTTCGCCAAACTTCGCACTGCCCATCATTTAAAAGTGCGGTCAAATGGTAACGAAGTTTTAGTGGGTTTTAATGGCTCAAGTGCCGCCATTGCTGCAGTGCATCAATACGGGTTAAGCGCTAGCCCATCTAAAAATAAAGATTTCAAAGTGCAATATGCCCAGCGTGAATTGCTGGGCTTTTCGGAGAGTGACGTGGATTTAATTGAAGATTTGATTATTGAGCAGTTGAGTGTCTAGCTTTCAAATATTGATTCCATTTCCAAATACAGAAAAGATAAAAAGCAAACGCAGAAAGCCCTAGAAAGATATTAATTTCAGCTAGCCATAAGATAGATCCTAGCATCATCATATAGAGGAAAATTAATGGTGCAGCAACAATTCCGGATACCATAACAGGTAATGCAATCACGCCAAATGCGATAGCAAGCCCGAATAGCGCAATACCAAAAACGCTTAATGAAAGTAGTGCCATCATTGCTATTTCTCCTTTCTGTTTTTCTTAATTATTAAGCCTAAAACAAATATTTGTCAACAAAAAGCGAGTGTTTTATGAACAACTTACAACTTTCAGTTTTATTAAATGCGATTGATAAAATGTCGGCTCCAGTTCGCAGTGCATCTAAAAGCGTTCATGATCTATCGGCAAAACTAAAAGAAAGTAAATCGATTCAGCGCCAACTAAATCAGCAAAATAAACAGCATCAAGCTGCAATGAAACAATATGCGTCTGCTATCAACCCATTAAAATCAAAATTAGATTCTCTTAATCAAGAACTAGAGCAAGCCAAACAAAAAGCCGCATCTTATGCTCAATATATGAAGAATGCTCAACATCCTACTGCAGGCTTTCAAAAGGAAGTAGAGAAAGCAAAAAGTGCGGTAAAAAAACTCAAGCAAGAACAAATTGATGCAGCAAATAAATTACAGCAAGCACGCCAAGAATTAGCAAAATCAGGCATTTCCGCCGAAAAGCTCGCGCAAAAACAAAAAGAACTACAGAAAAACACCAAAAGCGCAACAGTTCAAATTAAAAATCAAGAAACCGCATTGAAAAAACTCAACGCTAAACAAGTAGCTTACAATCAATACCGCGGACAAGTTGAAACGCTCAAAAATATTAGTGGAAAATCACAAATTATTGGAGCTCAAGCCTCTGCTGCGGGTACAACAATCACTGCACCAATTGTCAATTCCATTCGAGATTTTATGTCGTTTGAAGATGTTATGGCGGGGGTTGCTCGCCAAGTTCCAGGGCTAAAAGACAAATTTGGACAATTTACCCCTAAATACGATGAATGGAAAAACAAGATTAAACAGCTTTCAACTGAATTACCTCTTACCACAAATCAAATTGGTGACATGGTTACTGCTGCAGCGAGAATGGATATTAAGGAAAATGAATTAGAAGATTTTATTCGCTTAAATACCCAAATGGCAACAGCATTTGATGCAGAAAACCCCGATGAATTAGTAGAGTTATTTGGTAAAGTACAGAAAAACTTTAAATTAACCACCAAAGATGCTAAAGAGCTAGCCGATACTATTAACTATTTAGACGATAATGCCATCTCAAAGGGGACAGATATTATTAATTTCCTAAATAACACATCAGGAATTGGTAATTTAGTCAAAATTAGTGAAAAGAATCTTGCTGCACTTGGTTCAACTTTATTAACTGCAGGAAACGACGCCAGTACATCAGCCAAAGCAATCGAAAGTACATTCAACCGTCTAAGTAAAGCCACTAGAATGAAACCCGTTAATAACGGACTAAAAGCGTTAGGTTTAGATCCAAAAGCGATTCAAAAAGCAATGGTAAAAGATGCTCAAGGCACGTTAATGATGATTGTTGAAAAAATAAAAAAATTGCCTAAACATTTACAGGCTGGCGTAATTAGCGATATTGCAGGCGGAAATTATAATACCCAATTAGCAGGGCTTGTTGCCAATACCGAAGAATGGCGCAGACAAATTGAACTGGCAAATAGTGAAGAAGCTAAAAATAGTATGGCTAGGGAATTCCAAACCCGAATGACTACTTTATCAGCAAAATGGCAATTATTTAAAAATCGTTTATTCAACGTAAATAGTTCTGTAGGAGCCAGTTTAAAAGATACGATGACTAGCTTAATGGACGGGGTTGGCAATTTGCTTGATAAAATCCAGACGTGGATTGATAAACACCCTAAATTAACCTCTACTATAGCAAAAACAGCAGCTGCAATCGGGGGAAGTTTAAGTCTATTAGGTGCATTAAGCCTCGCTTTAAGTTTTATACTCTATCCAGCTGCACGGCTATTTTTAGGCTTATCCAAACTAAATGTAATTCTTCCTAAATTTTCAGGACATTTATCATCTGCAGGGCGGCTAATATTAAGAGGATTACTTTCCCCGCTAAAATTAATTGCACTGGCTATCAGTCCACTAGGGATAGCTTTATTGACCCTTGCTACATTAATTTATAAATACTGGCAACCTATTAAAGCCTTTTTCGGCGGTTTTTGGGAGGGCTTAAAATCAGGTCTCGCCCCCGTCCTTGAAAAATTCCAACCACTTGGCACCGCATTTAGTGTTGTCGTTGGCTGGATTGAAAAAGCGGTGAAATGGTTTACGGATTTACTTTCACCAGTGCAAACCACTCAAAAAGATTTAGATGCTGCCGCAAGTGCGGGTAAAAAATTTGGCGAATGGCTTGCAGCAGGGATTGATTTGGTCACAAAACCATTGCAATGGGTGATGGATAGCATCAAATGGATTGTTGACAATATGCCAAGCGTTGAGGGAATCGGAAAAGCCATCGACAAAGGCAATCAAATTTCCCAACAAGCCCAACAAATCAAACGCGAAGGCATTACGGAAGCATTTGGTAATGGCTTTTGGGGAAGAACAATGCAGATCTTAAGCGACCCCGATCTACAACATTGGAAAGGCGGCTTTGTTAAAGGCTGGGCAACTGGAGGATATACTGGCAACGGCGGCAAATACGAACCAGCTGGCATTGTCCACGGTGGCGAATACGTGATGACGAAAGAAGCCACATCACGCCTTGGCGTCAATACACTCAACGCCCTTAATTACGGTAAACAAGCGCTGATTGCGGGCGGTTTAGGTATCAGCGTTGCAACTGCCGCACCAGTGCAAGTTGATACTCGCGCACCAATATCCACTCGTCCAGTAATGACTCAATCCAATCAGCCAATGAGTGTAAACATCACAATCCATGCTGCACAAGGCATGGACGAAAGAGCCATCGCACAACAAGTTGCAAAAGAAATACAACGCATCGAAAACCAACGCCAAGCAAGGGCTAGAAGTTCAATGTGGGACAGAGCATAATCAAAGGGCGCAAGCCCTTTTTTGTTACTGACTATTCCACACACGCCCCCACTCGCCACACCACACAATATTGCCAACAATAAGGCATTTTCTTTAACTGTGAATGCCTATGTCTGCCGAATTACAACGAAAACTAGACAACATTATCCGCTTTGGGGTAATCGCTGAAGTGAATCACGCCACTGCACGTGCTCGCGTAAAGAGCGGTGATATTCTGACAGAGTTTTTACCATTCATCACACCTCGTGCGGGAACAACTAAAACATGGTCGCCGCCTACGGTGGGCGAACAATGTGTGATGTTATCGGTTAGCGGTGAATTTACTACTGCCTGCATATTAGTTGGGCTTTACACACAAAATAGCCCTAGTCATTCAGCCGATGAACACGTCATTGAATTTGCTGACGGCGCGATAATTGAATACAACCAGGCGAGTGGACGACTAAATGTTTTCGGCATTCAATCTGCCTTTATCAACGCAAGCCAACAAATCGAAATCTTTTGCCCGATAGTAAAAATTAAAGGCGATGTAAAAATTGAAGGAAATGTAACAAGTACTGGCGACATGACTGCAGGGGGAATCAGTCAAATTAACCATAAACACGGTGGCGTACAAGGTGGACCAAGTAAAACAGGAAAACCAGAATAATGAATCGATACACTGGCGAAACATTAAAAAACGAAAGCGACCACATTAAACAATCCATTGCCGATATTTTGCTAACCCCTGTTGGCTCACGTATTCAGCGGCGTGAATATGGCAGTTTAATCCCAATGCTAATAGACCGCCCAATCAGCCACACATTGTTATTACAACTCGCAGCTTGTGCCGTCACCGCAATTAATCGCTGGGAACCACGCGTACAGATCACACAATTTAAACCAGAATTGGTTGAAGGGGGCATTGTGGCAAGTTATGTCGCACGCGGGCAATATCAGCAACATATCAAAGAAAACCATCTTTTATTAGGTCATAAATCATGAACAATATTATTGACTTGAACAATTTGCCTGTACCAAAAGTTGTGCAAGAACTCAGTTATGAAACGTTACTTGCTCAACGAAAAGCTAAATTCCTGTCATTACAAGAAAATGATGATATGCGCCAACATTGGCAGGCTCGATTACAATTAGAAAGCGAACCTGTAGTGAAATTGCTAGAAGAAAATGCTTATTTAGAATTATTACTCAGAACGCATATTAATGAATCTGCTAAAGCCGTAATGCTTGCCTATGCGACAGGATCAGATTTAGACCAATTAGGGGCATTATTCGGCATTAAGCGATTAATCATTCAAGCGGAAGATTTAAACGCTCACCCGCCTATTCCCACCCAATATGAAGATGATGAACGTTTTCGCACACGTATTCAAATGTCATTAGAAGGTTTAACTACGGCTGGTAGTCGTGCAAGCTATGAATTTCATGCGCTGTCTACCTCTGCAAAAGTGAAAGACGTTGATGTAACAAGCCCAACCGCTGGCACGGTGAAAGTGACCATATTATCTACGGAGGGGCAAGGAACAGCCGACAGTGATTTAATTAATGCGGTAAAAAAACAGCTGAATGCCGAGCATATTCGCCCCCTGACTGATACGGTATTGGTCGAAAGTGCGGTGATTTTACCTTATGAAATTCGAGCGACCCTCACACTTTATCCCTCAGTACTAGAAAGTGTTGTCATGGCAAATGTTAATCAAGCCATCACCCATTATACAAATAAGCAACACTTGCTTGGCATTGATATTACGCTTTCAGGTATTTATTCAGCCTTGCACCAAGAAGGCGTGCAGAACGTGAAACTGACACAACCGCTTGCAGATTTAATCGTACAACCTCACCAAGCAGCATATTGCTCACAAATTCAACTCAAAGTAGGTGGCCGAGATGAATAGCTATCTCTTGCCCATAGGGTCGAGCAAGTTGGAGAAACAATTATCGAATACGTTTTCAGCCATTTCGGAAATTCCTGTGCCCATTCGCCTCTTATGGAGTGCTGAAAATTGCCCTATCAACCTCTTACCATGGCTTGCTTGGTCGCTTTCCGTGGACGAATGGGATGACGAATGGAGCGAGGAAAGCAAACGACAAGCCATTTTAAATAGCATCCACATTCACAAGCACAAAGGGACAATTTCAGCGATTCGCCGCGTCATGAAATCGGTGGGTTATGGCGAAGTCGATATTATTGAAAACCAATCACTTAAAACATGGAATAGCGAACTAAATTTTGATGGGTCAGAAACCTTTGAACATGAAGAAATGCACTGGGCAGAATACAAAATTGTGCTACATCAGCCCATTACTATTGAAGAATCAAAGCAAGTGCGGCGCATTTTAAATGAAAACGCCCCCGCACGCTGTCATCTGGTTGCATTCAATTTTACACGGGCAGGCCATCGATGGAATGGCGAGATCAATTTCGACGGAAACTTTACTTTTGGAGAAGTATAAATGGGAAAAATTACTGAGCAACAACAATGGGAAGAAGATATTTATCTCATTGAAAAACAAGATAAGGTGCTAGGTGGAGAGCTTGGCGTAATTAACATTCAAGCAAAACAGCTCGCCAATCGTACCAAATATTTAAAAGACCAAGTAGACACCATCAACCGAGACCGCACAGGCTACGCCCCAAAAGCTAGCCCTGCGTTCACAGGCGTGCCAACCGCCCCTACTGCCAATCCAAACACCAACAACACCCAAATTGCGACGACAGAATTTGTGAAAACTGCGATTGCGGCATTAGTGGGTTCAGCCCCTGCGGCATTGGACACGTTGGAAGAATTAGCCCGTGCGTTGGCAGGTGATGCAAATTTAAAATCTACGTTGCTTGCAGCAATCGGGGAAAAAGCCAGCGCCGCTGATTTTAATGCCTTACATGATTTATTTATTGGTATCCCTATTCCTTATCCGCTCTCTACCGTACCAACAGGGTGCTTGGCCATGAACGGCCAAAGATTTGACAAGTCGCGCTATCCTAAGCTTGCGTTGAAATACCCATCAGGCACACTCCCTGATATGCGTGGCGAATTTATCCGAGGCTTGGATAATGGGCGTGGTGTGGATGCAGGTCGTGCGTTGTTATCTGCGCAGGGAGATGTCTTTCAAGACCACGTACACTTCCTTCCTACAGTAGGAGGCGATTCGTATGAATGGGAAAGTGATGTTAGTGTGTTTATCTGGGATAACACAAGTAACAAAACAACAGAAGGTGCTTTTGTCCATAAGAGCGCTATGGCGGCCGGTAGACAAGGTAATAATCATAGCCTAAAAGATGGTGGCGAAGTGAGAACGTACCATGCATCTAAAGTGCCATCTACTATAGCTAATAGTTATAGACAGCGCGTTGGAAACGAAACTAGACCACGCAACATCGCCTATCACTACATCTGCCTAGCTGAATAAGGAGTACAAGATGACAGTAACATTTAATCAATCCGGCTTTGCCGAAACAAGTGGTGAAATCACTGTGTATTGCACTGACAATCAAGGTATTTACAGCCACAGCACCACCGAATATGTGAGTGAGGGCGGAAGCCTTTCTGCAGGCAGTTATTTAGATGCACCGCCACAACCGAAACAAGGCTTTGTCATTGTACGAGCAGACAACAGTTGGAAATACCAAGTTGACCGCCGTGGCACATATTACAGCAAGGAAACAGGCGAAAAGGTCGAACACACCGCACTAGGTGAATTACCCGAAAATTTAACCGCACTTACGCCACTTGCTGAACCATGTAAATGGAATGGTGCAGCGTGGGTAAAAGACGAAGCGAAGATTGCTGAGCTGTTTACGCGACGCAAAGAGGCAATACTCGCAACACTTGCCAATAAAGCCGATACGCTTAAATCTAACTTACTGGTTGGTTATCCGCAAACAGAGATTGAAAGTTTCTATCGCCAAGAGAAAGAGGCTTTAGCATGGAAAGCTGATAATAAAGCTGACACCCCAATGCTTAAACAAATCGCAAGAGTGCGTGGCGTTCCTTTTGATGTGTTGGTTGAGAAAGTTATCGAGAAAGCGTCGCAGTTTGCGGTTGCTATTGGTGTAATTATCGGGCAGCGACAAGCATTTGAAGATCGGCTATTAACATTAAAAACAATGGAAGAATTGAAAGCACTTGAAAAGGAAATTGAAGCATGGAATTGAAACGATATTTCTATCACAACATCATCGCCATTGACCAATTATTCAACGCCTTAACAGGCGGCGCAGCAGACGAAACATTATCAAGTCGCACCTATCGCGGGGCGATATTAGCCGAACAACCAAAAAAACGCTGGCGCGTACTCTATCGTTTTATTAATTGGCTGTTTAGAGATAAAAACCATTGCAAAACCGCATACGAAAGCGAAATAAGCGGCAAACAGCGCGATTATCGGTTCAATCAAGGTAATACAAAATGAGTGAAATAATTTTTGATTGGATACGTGGGGATGATGAATTCGAAACGCTCATTTTCACTAATGACGACGACACCCCAATGGACTTTACAGGGAGTCAATTTGATTTGCATATCGTGCCGGAACGAAGTCAATCAGAAACCATTAAGCTATCAACATCAAATGGCTTAACGGTGAAAGAAAACGAAATCACACTGCATGTGTCGCATGATCAAACAGAAAATGCAGATTGGGCTGTGGCGAGTTGGGATTTGCAACAAACTGACAAGAACGGATTAATTAGCACCCTTTGCGGTGGCAAAGTGCGGTTAAAACGGGATGTAACAAGGGGGTGAAATGTGTATAAAGACTAAGGCGAAAGCCAAGCATAAAGTGACACTCAAACCTAAACAACAGCACAAAATCACCGTCCAAAAAGGCTATGCCAATATATGCGGCGATCTTGACACAAGAAAACTACCAAACATCAACGAATTAATAATTCACTACAACATCGGAGCGCTTTAATGGCACAACAAAACATCACACAAATTTTAACTGAATTTGCCGAATTTGTAGGCATGAAAGATAAGGAAATTACTAAACTTATCGGCAATTTAACAACTTTAAGCACAACAGAAAAAACAACGCTTGTTGGTGCAATCAATGAATTATATCAATCTGTCAGAAGTTTATCTGGCAGTGCAGCGGGCATTAATGACAGTGCGACTAATGAAACTTCAACCTTATCCGCTAAGAAAATCCTTGAGCTTGTAAATCAAGCTAAAACCGATGCGAAAAGCGAAATCTTAGGCGGTAACGTAGCGGCTGAATTAGATACTATCAAGGAATTAGCCGATGCGTTAAACGGCATGAAAACAGGTGAAGATGGCTTGAATAAGCTTATTCAAAAAATCTCACAAGCTAATGAATCGTTAACTATGCTTAGCCAGAAGTTCACAGCTCTAGACGGTGTTAATTTAAAAGACGCATACAATAAAGGTTACAACAAATAATGACATTTCAAGCGAACATATCAGAATTCGCTGAATTTGTAGGAACAGAGATTAAGCGAATTGAGAAAAAAATTCCAGATGGTAGCGGTGGTAGCAGCCAATCCAGTGATTCATCAACAATCACTGGAAATGGACGACCTGATAAACCAGATACAACGGACGGAAAAATAGCAGGAAATGAGCCGGATGGCACCATTTATGAATCGTCAGATGGCGGCCGAGTGGGCGCATGGAAATGGCAAAAACGCAACGGAAAATGGATGGTCACCGATGGAGATACTGGTTTGGTAAATGCCGTGACTAAAAACCTAAAGCCTGGTGCTTACATTAAATTCCGCAGGCAAGGCAACCTTGTATCATGCCACATGGGCGGGTTATCTTGGGGGCTGTTTGGTTATTTGGGTAAAACCGAAAAAGGTTATAGCCCACGACAAGCAGGTCGCGTTGAGGTTATTAGTCAAGGGGGTATCCCTCTTGGCTTTAGAGCTGACGACTCTTGTGGATTTAGCTTGTTTGATGATGACACCAATCGAGCTGTTGTGGGTATTTATGTGGGAGGTGTAGGCGATTCTAATTTTATGCGCTTTACTCCATACCATACAGATCCAAAAGTAAAAGGCAATGATGCAATACCTGATATCGGGCCAAAAAACTTAAGACCGCCAGCAATGATGTGGACAACATCCGATCCATGGCCCGATAGGGTTTAAGACAAACGGCGGGTAATTCCGCCGTTTTTATCCGTCCGACTTTACCTAACCGCCCTTTGTTAGTTTAAATACCACAACGCCAAGCGCTACCCCTCGATTTTAAATCCTTACAAAATAGCCACATCTTTTCAAACCAATAGAAACCATAGGGCTAAAATTATGTCTGATGAATATCTCCATGGGGTCAAGGTAACGGAAATTGCCGAAGCCTTGCGAACACTCACCACATCATCCACTGCAGTTATCGGTTTAGTGGCAACCGCACCTGATGCTGATGCATCGGTTTTTCCACTCAACAAACCCACTCTTTTAACTGGCATCACCGCCGAAGTCCAAGCGAAAGCCGGTAAACAAGGTACATTATCCCGTGCATTGGATGGCATTGCGGACATCGTGAATTGTAAAGTGGTCGTCATTCGAGTGGAAGAAAACGATGACGAAAGCACCATGAAAGCAAACGTCATCGGCACAGTGGACAGCGACGGCAATTACACTGGCTTAAAAGCGTTTTTAGTCTCTGCTGCCGTTTGTGGCGTGAAACCGCGTATTTTCTGTGTGCCGAAGTATGACAGCCAAGATGTCACCACCGAGCTTTTAAGCGTGGCGAAAAAATTGAATGGCTTTGTGTATGCATCGTGCGGTTCAGCCAAAACCAAAGAAGAAGCGGTGACTTATCGCCGTAATTTCTCACAGCGTGAATTAATGCTGATTTTCGGTGACTTCTTATCGTTCAACCCGAACACCAAAGCAACCGAAGTGGATTATGCCGTTGTCCGCGCGGCGGCAATGCGAGCGTATCAAGATAAAGAATACGGCTGGCACACTTGCATTTCTAACAAAGGTTTAACTGGCGTCACTGGCGTGACTAAACCGCTTTCATTTGACATCAACGACAGTGCGACCGATGTCAACTATCTGAACGAACAAGGCATCACTTGTTGTGTCAATCACAATGGCTTCAAATTATGGGGCTTACGCACCTGTTCAGCCGACAAGTTATTCATCTACGAAAACTACACCCGCACCGCTCAAGTGTTGAAAGACACCATCGCACAATCCTTTGATTGGGCCGTGGATAAAAACATCAGCGTGATGTTGGTGAAAGAAATCGTGGAAGCGATCAATGCGAAATGGCGTGAATATGTGGCGAAAGGTTACTTAGTCGGTGGTAAAGCATTTATCAATTCATCACTGAACACTGCCGCAACCTTGAAAGATGCAAAATTGCTTGTGTCTTATGATTACTGCCCTGTTCCGCCATTAGAACAATTAGGCTTTAACCAATACATCAGCGATGAATACCTTGTGGAATTCGCCGCAGAGATTGCCAAAGTAGGAGCATAACAAATGGCATTACCTCGTAAACTCAAATTAATGAATTTTATGGCTGACGGTAATTCTTACCGTGGTCAAGTCACCGAAATCACCCAACCTAAATTAGCCATGAAACTGGAAGAATACCGCGCAGGCGGAATGTTTGGTCCAGTAAAAGTGAATTTAGGGGTAGAAGGCTTAGAAGCGCAATTCAAGATGGGCGGTTATATGACCGAACTTATCAAAGAATTCGGCGGAAAAATTGACGGCACAGCATTACGTTTTGCGGGCGCCTATCAACAAGACGACACCGAGGAAGTCACGGCAATCGAACTGGTTATGCGTGGTCGTTTCAGCGAAATTGACAACGGTACCAGTAAATCGGGCGATGACACCGAACAAAGCTACACCGTGCCATTAACCTACTACAAAATCATCGAAAACGGCAAAGACCTCGTGGAAATTGACCTAATCAATTCCGTTTTCATTGTTGGCGGTACTGATCGTTTAGCTGAACATCGTTCTGCAATCGGCATTTAATTCACACACACCTTGCCCCGAAAGGGGCTTTTATTAAATCCCCCTGCCCTCTTTACAAAAAAGAGGGATTTTAAAGGAAACATAAAATGAAAACAGAAAACACCAAAATCATCACGTTAACCAACTCTATTACTCGTGGCGAAAACCAAATCACGGAAATCACCGTCAATAAACCGACTGTGCCCGCATTAAAAGGTTTAAAAATGTTTGATGTGTTGCAAATGGATGTGGACGCATTACAAGTTTTACTTGCACGTGTCACCACTCCTGTTTTACACAAATCCGATTTTGTCAGCATGGAAGTGGCGGACTTCACCGAGCTTGCTGCGGCGGCTGTCGGTTTTTTAGGGAAGAACTCGGAAGTGGAAGCGACCGAATAATGATTGCCGCAACAGTGGAAGATGCTATGGCAGACATTGCTATCATCTTCCACTGGCAACCACAAGCCTTTGAGCAAATGACATTTGCCGAATTGATGACATGGCGAGAAAAAGCAAGGGAACGAAATGAAACAGAAACTGATTGATTATGTATTAAATATGCCACGGCATATTGTATGGCGTGGGCTGTTAATCTCACTTGTTGTTTTTTGGTTGCTTGTGATTTTCGGCATTGCATTTCTCTTTCGCTAATTCACCAAGTGCGGTCAGGAATCACGGGATTTTTTGACCGCACTTTTCTTTAGGATAAAACATGAAATCAATTCTAATCTTCTTTTTCTATTTTTTATCAATTATTGCCGTCACAGGGTACGCCACGTTTTTGATGTATCACAATATTGACGGGTGGGGATGGGTTATTTTTATTGATGTTTTATTGATGTTAATGACCGTCAAAGTTGAGGATGATAAATAATGTTTCAAAACTTTGCTTTAGCCGCGCTTGGTATGTTCGTTTTTACACGGCAAACCGTGCCTTTCCAAAGCTTAGACCGCACATCAACGTGGCGACATCCAACCAATGCGATTGTGGGTGCTATGCCAAAATCACAATTCACCGGTAAGGAAAGCGAAACCGTGACAATCGGCGGACGACTTATCCCCGAAATCACGGGCGGCAGATTTTCCATTAAAGCGTTGGAATTAATGGCAGACAGTGGCGGTGCCTTTCCACTGATTGACGGTGCAACCTTTGAAATCATCGGCTTTTTTGTGATCGAAAACATCCAAGAAACCCGCACAGAATTCTTTGGCGATGGCGCACCACGTGCCATTGACTTCACCATGAATCTAAAACGCACTGACGATCCGATGTTGATTGCCATTGCAGACAGTTTAATGAGTAATCTGTAATGTTAGGCTTAGATTTTAACAACAATCACCGCACACCCGCTTTTAAGGTGGTGATCACCACGAAAGACAACAAACAGCAAGACATCACTCAAGTGGTATCAAGCCGATTGATTAATTTGTCTTTAACCGATAATCGCGGCTTGGAAGCGGACACGCTCGACTTAGAATTATCCGACCATGACGGCAAACTTGCTTTACCGCCACGCAATGCCACAATCAGCCTTGCACTAGGTTGGAAAGGCGCACCGCTGATTGACAAGGGGCAATATTCTGTCGATGAAGTGCAGTTTTCGGGCGGTGCATCGTCTGCTGATAAGCTCACCATTCGGGCAAGAGCGGCAGATTTAAAAGGCACGTTCACCGAACAAAAAGAGCGGTCATTCCATAAGAAGAAATTGGGCGAAATCGTCAACGAAATTGCACAAGGGAACAAACTCAAAAGCCAAGTGGCGAAAGAGCTTGCAAGCCGATTAATCGACCACATCGACCAAACCAACGAAAGCGACATCAATTTGCTGACACGCCTTGCGGAAGAACACGGGGCAATGTGTACGGTGAAAAATGGCACGTTGCTCTTTATGCCATTAGGCAAAGGGAAAACCGCCACAGGGAAAGATATTCCACTGCGTAAAATCACCCGCAAGAATGGCGATAACTACAATTTTTCTATTGCAGAGAGTGAAAACTACAAAGCCGTGCGGGCGTACTGGCACGATACGGACAGCGGAAAGCGTGGCGAAGTGACAGTTGATGAAAACACCAAGATTGTGAAAAAACAGCGTATGACGAAAGGCAGAACGCTGAAAAACGGCACCGTGAAAGGCAGACGATTAAGCAAACGAAAATATCGAGAAATTGAGCAACAAGAACCCATTAAAAGTGACAGTTCTCAAATAAAATCACTGCGACACACCTATGCAAGCGAGAAAACCGCCATCACGGCCGCCAAGTCTGCTTTTGATAAGTTAAAACGTGGCGTGGCCACATTTAGTCTTAATCTCGCCTTTGGTGAACCTGATTTAATGCCAGAAACGCCGATTGAACTTTCAGGCTTTAAAGCAGAAATTGACGCAACAAATTGGCTGATCACAAGAGTGACGCACAATCTTTCAGATGGCGGCTTTACCAGTCAGATTGAATGCGAATTGAAAGTGGAAGATGAAGAAGTGGAAGTGAAGAAAGTGAAAAAATAAAGCCCTCAAATGAGGGCTTATATTATGGATTTTTATTTAATAACATTTTCATAATTTGTGATACTCGCTTTTTCGCCTGTTCTCTTTGAACGGTCAAGATTACAAAGACCACAAATAGCACAGAGTTTGAAATCACAAATATTACCATACCATGTTTTGAATCGTAGAAATGAGAGCGTATATTAATAATAAGATTGAATACCCAACCCAATAGCAGTGATGTTCGCCAAGTTCCATAAGAATCATAACTGCTCTTTTCTAAATTATAAAGATTAAGTAAGTCATTGTTTGTCATAAGCACCCCGCACATAAATAAAATGTGGGGGTATTATATAACATCCATAGAGGTAACTTTTGCCGGTTGCTTGTCGTCTTTTTCTTCACTGGCTTGAGACTTTAAAGACTTAATTTCATCTAAGATAACATTATTCTGCTCTTTGAGTTCTTTTAATTCTTCTTGTTGTTGCTCAATCATCTCTATCATTTGTTCTTGTTGGTGATCATCAAATATATAATCAAGCCCCTTTTCTGCTGCATATCCAGAAAGGAAAATGAATATTGGCATCAAAACAGAAATGGCTTTCTGGTTATTTTGATATATTTGATAGATTGCCAACCACAGGGAATCAAGAGCATCTTTAAAAGAACGAGTTTGTTCATCTTCAATTTGCTCAAGATTTTTTATATTAATAAGCAAAGAATTAAAGGCATCTTCTGATGCTGCATCATCAATGTTTAATGCTGCCTTAAGTTGAACAAGCACATCTTGAATCTTTTTTATTTCAGGCGGTAAAGAAAATCCGATTAATTCATCGCTAAAAGTATGGATCGCAATCAATTCTTTTATGTTAAGCAATTCTGGGATTGGTGGGAGTAGATTGAAACTATCTCTGCCTGAAAAATCTTGCACCCTAACAATATTTTTTTGTAAAGCGGCAATATTACTCGGCAAACTATACCCAATAATATCGCCATTTAGCGTTTTAATTGAATCCATATTTATTTTCGGCAGACATTCTCACACGGCACACCGTCATTGTCACGGTCCAAGCGGCTTTCACCACATTCGTTTAAATGGAATTTAGCTTCAGCGCAAGAACTCATCTCTTTGCAATATTTACTGTCAGCACAACTAAACTGTTCTGCATCTGCCTTTTTACTTTTTGCAAAAGTTGCTGTTGAGAAAGCAAGGGAAAGTGCGGTTATAATTAGGATAAGTTTTTTCATTGAATACCCTTAGAATTTCTTTAATCCATATTTAAAAATACGTTCCTCAAGTTCATTTTCGGACCAATCATGTTTTATTGGTGCTGCACAAACTGTTTTATCTATGTTTATTCTGTATCCAGAATTATTATCGCGATTCCTTACTTCGATAATTTTGAAATCAATATCTTGCCAGTAACTAGGTTCAAAATAGCTATCATCGCAGATTATCCTTACAACATATTTTGCATAATCACGTTGAATAATAGATTTATTTATCCTTACAGAAATAACATGGTTAAGATAATTTACATCTTCTTCAGGATCTGCAACTGATGATACTTCATCAAATAAATCTACAATTTCATCAGGTACAGTTTGGGAATAAGCAGATAAACTACAAAATAACGCCAATAAAAACAAAAGTTTCGTCTTTATCATTTTCACCATCACCACTTCCGCCACTTCATCGGCATGCTGAATACTACTCTGCCGTGGATAAAAACATCATCATCTTGCGTGAATATCCATTCTTTGTATGTTGGGTTGTCGGAAATGACGAGCATTTCTTTTCCCACTTTTTGCAGACGCTTGATGAATGTTTGGCCGTCAAAGGTGAAAACATAAAGCCCATCGGCGGCAAAGTAATTTTCGGAAATATCCACATAAAGCAAATCACCGCTTTCAAGGGTTGGTGCCATGCTATCCCCTTTCACTGTGATCAACTTCAAATGTTTTGCATCAGCACGTCCGAATTGTTGACGGAAGAACGTTAAATCAAATTCTTGTGAAAGCAAGCCTTGTTCGGTTGGGCTTAAATATGCCCCGTTTCCGGCACTCGCTTCCACGTCCAAAATATCAATCCGCACTGTGTTTGGCTTTTGCGGTTCGCTCACTTCTACAATGCGATAAGACGGATCAGGGTCGCCTTCCCCTGTTTTTAACCAATGCGGGTCCACATTAAGTGCGGTCGCAATTTCTAAAATATTTTTAGGTGACCGAGTTCGACCATTCACTATATCGCTAATTGATGGTTGAGATACTCCAAGCTGCTTTGCAAAAGCATTCATAGATAAGTTTCTATCATCAAGTAGTTGCTTTAATCGGGTTGATAAATCAGACATAAATTCTCCTTGTGTATAAGTTATAGGTAAACCTTGAATAAAACAATAAAATATTTCTTGCATTTATTAAAGGTTTTCCTATAATGCACTTAAAGGAAAACTTATAGGCTATTTTAAATGAATGAAAAAGTGATACTAGCTACAGAAATTTGCGGCAATCAATCAGCCTTAGCAAGAGTATGTGGAGTTAGTCAGCCTACTGTAAATGGATGGATAAATGGTGCGAGTATGGATGTGAAATACATTCCCGCCATTATCAAAGCAACAGAAGGCAAAGTAAGAGCCGAAGATTTACGCCCCGATGTGGATTGGGCAGTGATTCGGAATAGTTAAACAATAAAAGGTGGTGTGTATGTGTGAAACAGCAAAACAAGCGAGCGGGAAATTTCTTCTACGCAAAACAAAAGACGGCAAATACCGTCTTTCATTCACGTTATTTTATGACGATTCTACTTCTGAAGAACATCTTCAAGCGCGTCAAATATTGCTTCAATCTTTTCTGCTTGATCTTCATCAAGATAAAAATTGTTTAGATGCTGGTCGCGTATATATTCGTAATAGCCATGAAGTGCTTGCTGCTGCTTGTCAGTTTTATGATGCAAGAATAGAGCGAGAATTTGCTCAAGCGCGTGAATGCGTAGGCGATTTTGTGAATTTTCTACGGTCAATTCGATGAATTGTTCTTCATTCATGGTGTTGGTTCCTTTGTTAATCGAGAATAAATCAAATTGAGTATAACAAATTAGGTGGTAAATAGTGAACGTAGATCATAAATGCGCAAATTGCGGAAGTAATAACATCCGTGTGCGAACTTCCGAAAAAATCGGTTTATTGTCAATCGACGTGTTGGCTTACTGCAATAACTGCGGCACAGAATTAAAAGTGCAAAGCCAAATTACAAGAGTCAGAACGCCAATCTATAACGACCGCCCAGAAGCATTAAGTGCGAATAAGCCGCTAAATCAGATTGACGAGCGTCAGCAAGAAATCGACATCTAGTCTTTAATTTTCATCAATATTTTTAAACACAGTCGTTTGAAGAAATTCATGCGACAGGATTTTTGCAACCAAAATTTAGGGAGAACAAGAAAATGGCACGTAAAAACTATGTGTACGACAACGGCAAAACACGCAAAGAACGTGTGAATGTGTATCAGTTAGAAAAACGTGTGAAAGCGTTGGAAGTGCAGAACCAAGCAATTAAACGTCATCTTCAACATCAAATCAGCTTAAACCAACAACAAGTGCTATTGAATGAAAGCCTTCATGACCGTGTGGCACTGCTTGAAAAAGCAAGTTGGAGCAAGAAAGGGATGTTTGGCCGTTGGTTAAGTTGGATTCAAGGCAAATAAACAAGGGGGCGTGTGATGTACGTTTCAAGTCAAGAAAGTGCGGCTGAAAAATACTGCAAAGAAAATCAAATTGCGGTTGAGCAGGTGCGAAGTTGGGGCGATTGCCGCCATGTGATCGGCAAAAGCCGTTTCCGTGTGGAATATGCCTTTAATCACCTTTCAAAAGGTAAAAAAGGCATTCTATTAGCGATGGCAGAACTCGACATTAATGATTTTGTTAGCACCACATTTTCAGGCGAGAAACTACGCCACTACACCGAAAAAGGACAACGCAAAATCGGCAATGCGGTTCGTGAAGCGCGGTCGATTTCGCGGGAGTTTCCGGAAGGCATTACCGAACGTGAATTCACATTGATTGATAAAGAATTGAATTAAGGGGAAGTATGGCAACCGTGATTTTAAGCCGTGGCGCATTGAGCATTGTGGCAAAGGAATATTATCAAAAACTCGATAAGGCACAGGAAAAATTATTCGCTTACATCTATCACTTAGACAAAGGCGACGAAGAACAAGCAAGACAAGCATTTAACGAATTTATTGAAAACGGCGATTTAGCGACAAAAGCACGTCAAATCTTTTTACAAAAATACAGCGATTGGGCGCAATGGCAAGCCAACCCACGGAGAAAAACAGCATGAGAACAAAATTTATCGCCTTTAGAACAGCAAGTGAAACCGCCGCAGAAGCAGAACGCACAAAACAATATTTAAAAGCCGCACAGTTTTGGCAAAAAGCCTATCAGTTGGCACCAAGTACACCGGATGAAGATTGGTGCTTTGCACGTGCAGATTATTGTTTTAAAGCCGCCATTGATACAGGCGCAATCAAGGTAAGAAAAAGCAGACAGTTAGATTTTCAGGATTTTTTGGAGAAAGGCAGTGAGTGATTTTTTCATTGGATTAGCGGTGGTGATGTTGGGCTGTTTTATGGCTGCCGCCTTATTAGATGTCGCCTTGTGTTGGTTGGCAAGTTGGATAAGCAAACACTTTTAAGGAGAAAACAAAATGAGTACTGATATTTACATCAATTTAGATTGCGGCGCGGAATTGCAAATTACCAAGATTGGCGACCGCTTTCAAGTATTGGAAATCGTGGCAGATAGTGACGGTTGGCGGAAACAGAAAGCAAGAGTGATTGGGCGATTACATAACACCATCATTCGCGCCGTGAATGAAGTCCGCCACTTTGCCTTAGCACAATATGAAGTGCTTTCACTCACGGAAATGGAAAGTGCGATTAACTCAACCAATCAAGCCATTAAAGATTACTTTGATCAACACAACGAATATTTAGCCAAGTTACAAAGAGCATAGAAATAACATGATGAACTGGGAGCAACAACGAGACAATAACATCGCCAAACGTGATTTGGCGATGGAAGAAGCTCGTTTGGCAAGAATGGAAAGTGCGGTTAAAACTCACCGCACTTTAGACTTGCCACAAGCAACAGCCGCACAAATGGAGTTGTTTGCGGTTGCCCCTAATCATTTTGATTATGTTGAAAAACTGCTTTCCGATTTGCCACGCAAACGCCAACGTGAACACTTCCGCAATGTGTGGTTGCGTGCTTATCGCAGTGTGAAAGATGATGGGTCAATTAGTTTTAGCTTAGGCAATAAACAAGCCCGCATTGCCAACACAACCTTGCGTGATGTGTTGACAAATCGTTTAGAAGCCGTTTTTGAGCAATATCGCATTTCTGTTTCGTGGTTGCTTGAACGCAAACACTATTCAGCCAACTTGGCCATGCAAAAGCCTGTGGATAGCCAAGGCTTGCATTTTTATCTATTAGGCGAACGCCAATTAAAAGAAATCGCCTATAAACTCGCCTTGCACTTCAACGGATTGCAAAGCGATTTCGTGGAAGATTGTGCCAATCAAAAAGCCGTTGGGCTATTAAGTGCGGTCGATTTTTCACGCCTAAGCAGTGAACTGCACCGCCTTTGTGCTGATGTTTGTAAAAACATTGGCTTTCCACTTAAAAGCCAACACCGCCTAGAAGAAGGAAAACGCATTTCTGTGCAACAGCAAGAAGGTGAATTGTTGCGTGTTGTGTGCGAGAAATACTGGTTTCGCACATTACGCAACACGCAAAAACGCCTTATTGAGCATTTGGCGATTGGTTGCGGCGAAGTGTCGGCAAAAATCAGCCCTTACATTTCAACAGGTGCATTGAACGATTACCGCAATCAACAAAAAGCCAACTTGGAATATTTAAAACAGATGATTATTGAAAACATTGACGATCCATCCGAACAGGTGGAATTGATGGCGATGTGGCAAAAATCTTCCGGTAATCCTGCCATTCGTTTTAACGAGATGATGAACCGCTTGCGTGGCGTGGACGAATGGGCAACTGAAAAAGGCTATGTATCATTATTCTTAACCATGACCGCCCCTTCATCTTTCCATGCAACCCATAACAACGGCACAAATAACAAGAAATGGAAAGGTGCAGACCCACGCACAACCCACGCTTATTTAAGCAAAAATTGGGCGCAGTTGCGTGCCTTGTTTGCTAAACGTGGCATTGGCTTTTTTGGTATGCGTGGCGTTGAGCCACACCATGACGCCACACCGCACTGGCACTTGCTTGTGTATGTGAAAGCGGAAGATAAAGAAGAAGTGATCCGTTTATTTAAATCAAAAGCCTTAGAGTTAGACGGCGATGAATTCGGGGCGAAAAAACACCGTTGCAGAGTAGATGAAATTGACCCTGCAAAAGGTTCTGCCGTTTCTTATATTGCGAAATACATTGCCAAAAATATTTATGCGGGCAATCAAAAAGACGAAACATCGGACGAAGTGGAAGGATTAAAACTAGACGAAAACGTGCAACGTGTGCGTGCGTGGGCGAGCCTTTGGGGAATTCGTCAATTCCAGTTTTACGGCAATCCGCCAATTTCTGTGTGGCGTGAATTACGCAAATTAGAGAAATGGCAGTTAGATGATGTCGATGATAAGACCATCGCAGACGCACAAGCAGTTTGTGATGTGGCTTGTTTTGCCAGTTATTTAGATTTACAAGGGGGCGCAATGGCTAAACGTGAAGATCAGCCGTTGTGCGTGGAATATGAAGAAAGCGAGCCTAATCAATACGGCGAAACAAGAAAGAAAATTGTGGGGGTGAAAAATCGTTTCAGTTTAGCAAGCGTAAGAACCAAACTTAAAAATTGGGTTATCAAAAAAGGCACAGTGGCAGATGTTGCAACTGATGCCAATGCGGAGACCACCGAAACAAACAAGGAGCGTAGCGACGCTTGGACTTGTGTCAATAACTGTAACCGTTCAAAAATTGAACAAAAGGTAAAAAATGCACTTTTACCTGTCGGTTTTATGATTAATCGTTCACAAATTGATCTATTAATCAAACATAAACGGTTACGGATTAATGACTTTCAGTGGATTTGTTATGAAAACGACAACGTTTTCATTAAAGAAGAAAAAATACCGCTCTTTTCTGTGAAAAAAATTTAGTCAGAAAGTGACTGGATTTTGGGAAAGATTGGGGAAAATGTAGGTGAATTATGGAAGAAAAAACAATAAAACCAACAACAAAACCTGTTTCAATGAAATACGGGAGAAAAATTATTCAAATTGCTGTGTCTGAAGCTATGACTTATGACAAAAACTGCGATGATTTACAACAATCAGAAACAATTTTTGCGCTGTGCAATGACGGAACATTATGGCGTAGATGGTTAAACGCTGTTGGTTCTCTTAGTAATGAACCTAAATGGGTAAAGATCGAAAATATTCCGCAGGATTAAGGAAAATACCATGACCAATATTCAGTTAATTGATAGTAAGCGATACGTGGTGCTGGAGTGTGAATTTGCTAGAGAATGGCAAGTTGGGAGAGAAAGTCGAACAACCGTGACTTATAGCGAAGCAGAAGAAATCGCAGACCATTACAGAAAATATTTAAAAATTCCACCTGAGCGAGTCCTAATTGTGGAAGTACCTAATGTGATTAAACGTAGAGATTGAAAGGAAAGAAAAATGGCAGGTTTACAACAACTTATTAAAAACATCGAAAATTGGGCAGAAGATCGCAATTTGATTGAGGGTTCTACACCGCAGAAACAATTCATTAAATTAATGGAAAAATTTGGTGAGCTATGCTGTGGCGTAGCAAAAAATAAACCTGATGTAATTAAGGATAGTATTGGGGATTGTTTTGTGGTTGCCGTTATCCTTAAGTGTCAATTTGGAACTAATCTTTTTATTCATCATGTCTCATTAAATAAAAATGTAGATGTAAGCTTAATCCTTGCTAGAGTGGCTAGAGATGCCGCTCTTATACCAAAATCCGATTTATCAGCGCAGGTAAAATTAGAGATAATTTGTGGAGTTGTCCGTCATTTAATGGATGTTTCATTTCTACTTGATGTTGATTTTGAAAGTTGCGTGCAAGCGGCATGGGATGAAATCAAAGACCGTAAAGGGCGTATGATTGACGGCGTGTTTGTGAAAGAGTGGGATTTATAATGGAACGTTATTTTTCAATAAAAGAGATCGTGCAAACGGGCATTTGTTCAGAAGCAACGGTGAAACGTTGGATTTCTAGCGGGAAGTTAAAGTCTTATAAATTCGGTCGCTCCCGCAAGATTGCGGAAAGCGACTTAAACGAATACATTAAGACTTGTAGGCAATAATTTCTTTGAATAAACCATTTGCACATTTTTCAACATAGTTGGCCCATTCTTGAAACGTCTTTAATCGGTAAGGCAAATATTCCGCCCGATTATAGGCGTTTCGTATTTCATCGGAATTCAAATGGCTTAGGCAAATTTCGATGACTTCTTTATCTAATCCGAGTTCTAGTCGATTATCATTGCAATAACTACTGAATAACGACCGTATGCCGTGATTTGTCATGGTGCCTTTATATTTGCCGCCGTCCATTGTTTTAATCACTTCATTCGGCGTTTGGCTGTTTATATGCTTTTCATTTCTCGCCTTTGACAAAGTGGACGGGAATAAATATTCCTTGTTTGCGTGTTGCTTGATGTATGAAAGCAAGGTTTCTGCCTGTTTACTTAGTGGCACAAGGTGCAGACGCTCCCCTTTCCCCCCTTTTGAAATTTCTACTTGCCACACTTTACCATTCGGCAAATGTTCGTGTTCGATGATGTCAGAATATTTTGCACTGACGGTTTCGCTAGCCCTTGTGGCGTTGAGCAATCCCCACAAAATTGCAAGTCGCACTGTTTGGGATATGTTGGCCCGTGCAAGGCTAATCATAAATTCCGGTAAGGATTTGTAATGGATTGACGGGTGATGTTTATTTTTATTCACTGCAGGGAGATCATCGCCAAGATATTTCCATTTGTTGTTTTCCCAATATTCAAAGCGTTCGGCATATTCTGCGATTGACTTTAAAACCAAATAACGCTTTTTCAATTCAGCCGTTGCACCTGATTGGCGATAAGGTTCAATCACGGATAAGCCGTGTTTTAATGTCAATTCTTTGAAAGGTACGTCACCAATTAAATCAATGGCGGTATTTACACGTCTTTCTGTGTCAATCCTTGTCTTTTCTGTGTAATTGCCTTGTTCTTTGCCGATTTTAGCACGATAGAGCAACCATTCATTTGCAACATGGGCAAATGTGCTTTGTTGTTCTTTTAGTGCATCTACGGCTTGTTTACGCTCAAATTCGTGCGGGTCAATCTTGTTGGCTAATAGTTGGCGAAATTCGAGTGCTTTTTGGCGGGCATCTTTAAGCGATACTGCAGGGAAAGTGCCGATGGTTTTTTCTGTGCGTTTTAATGTGTAGGGGCGTTTATAATTAAACACCCACGTTTTCACCCCGTTGGGCTTAACGACAAGTTTCAGCCCTTCCCCATCAAATAAATAATAGATCTTTTCTGCCGCTTTGGCGTTGTTTACCTGTGCAATGGTTAGCTGTTTGATGATTTTTGCCATGGTAGGAATTTCATAAAATAGTAGTAAGATTTTGCGCAT